CCATTGAACTTGTACCCCCTTTGCTCCTCGAACGACCTTAACTCGAAGATTGCCTTCCTCCGCCTTATCCGCTCATCATTGTCATCTACCGGGAACCGACGATCCCGGTAGATGACGAATGCAACGCCGTCTGCTATGACCACGCGCTTATGCAGCGCCTGGTCCACCGCCTCCATGAGCTGCTCCAGCGTCACGGTCGAGCCGTCCGCCGGCGCATCCCAACCGTCCACATCGAGAACGAATCGCTCCAGTCCGGGCTCGTCGATGGCGTTTTCGAGCAGGAACACCAGGTACGGGAATTGCGCGGCGTCCGGCGCTCGCTCGTACCAGACCTGGGGGTGAACGGCCTTGAGCGCAGTTTGGACTGCTTTGCGGATCTCAAGAACCTTCATCACCCGTCTCCTCCCGCTCGTCGATGAGTCCCAGCGCCCGGTTCTCGTCCTCGACGTGCTGCAGGTACTGGCCCTGGATGAGCCGGATGGTGTCGATGTTGTCGAGCACAATTCGCCGCAGGGTGCCTCGACGGGGCTGGCCGCGGGTGCCGAGCTCCTGTTGGGCGCCGTACCAGCTGTCGTGTTTGAAGCCGATCAGCAAGTCGGCCTCTTGCTTCCGCACCCAGTACTGAGTGGATCGCCAGAGACGGATGTGCCGACGCATCCCGGGGAGCTTACGGAGCTCGTCGAGCATCCTGCGGCGCAAGAACTTGGCCGTCTCCTTGAGCGCCGCCCGCTCGAGCTCCCGGATCGTGTATTTGGCCCGGTCGACGGAGCTGGTGAACTCTACGCCGTCCTTATTGATCTTGACCACGCTAGGAGGTGCCGGCATCGTCACTCACCACCGAGATGGCGCTGAACGGCCGCGACGAGGGCTGCCTTCGTGCGCTGGTCGGCCCAGGTCAAGGTGATGCCACGCTCTGCGGCGAGCACTTTGAGCTGTGCGACCGTCATCTGTTCGAGGGCGAGCTCCGCACCGGGGTCCTCCGCCGGCTCAGGCCTCGGAGGCTCGAACTGGATGTAGCCCCTGGCCGACAGCTCCTCCATGCGCTGCAGGCTTGCCGACTGGTACGTCGAGCCGTGTGGGTGGTAGCGGTTCGTCCGCCGATCGACGAACGAACGCAGCACAGTACCCCGGAACATCGCTCATCCTCCTTGCCCGACTAGTCCGACGCAGACGAGCTCGAGCTCCTCGAAGTCCGCCACGTCCCTCGCCCTCTCGGCGGCGTAGGTGCGCTCGATCCGGTACCGCTTCCCCTCGAACTCCAGCTCCGTCTCACCCTGGTACTCGTGGCGGTTGATCACGAGGACGATCTCCGGCCGAAGACCGACCGCGGCCGCCTGGTANTGCTCGCTCCGAGTAACGGACCTGCGCCCGCAGAGCACCCGGCGTCGCACCGGCACCTTGACCGGATCGCCGTACTCGTTTTCGCCGGTCTCATAGCCGATCAGGTACAGCTCGTGATCATACGTCATCGGCACCACGCCCAGCATGAACGATAAGGTTGTGGAGCCGGTATTGCAGGTGCCGCGGCATCGCTCCGGTCGAGTCACGGTTCATGTACCGCCAGGTGGCGTAGTCCACCACGAACATGAGGTGGTAGGGGCTGTCCCCATCCAGAGACAGCCCCTTCTCGTCCTCCAGTTCGTTGATGACGCCCTGGATGATCGCCAGCAGATAGTCGTCCCTCACGGTGCTCGTCAGCCCGATGCGGGCCTTGACGAGCTCGAGAACCCGCTCTACGTCCACGACATCGCCTCCTTGATCAAGGAGACGATCTCCTCCCTCGGCGCGTCCCCATCGACGCCTTCGACGCCGTGCTCTTCGGCGAAGGCGAGCAGCTCCTCGACGGTCATGGCGTCGAGGTCGGCGGCGGAGCCGTTATCGGCCGGGGGCTCATTGGTCTTCTTGCCGCCCTTCTTCTTGCGGCCGTCATCGCCGCCGTACAAAACGACGAGAGAGGCCGAGTGCCAGTACTCGAACCTCTCTCTCGTCGTTTCGAACACTTCACCGGGGATCCGGATCCGCCTCTCCCAACCGTCGTAGAAGCGCCGGATCGCTCTCACCCTCATGGGTCACACCCCCGCTCACGGATTCGCGGTGTCGGCGGCGAACGGAATCTGCGTGGTCGGCGCCGCGCCGTCGATATTGACGATGACGAACGCCTCGCCGAAGACCGGCATCCCGTCGTAGCGAGCCGTGCCGCGGAAGAGGGTCTGATCCTCGATGAAGCGCGCGTGTTCGCTGACGGCGAGCTGCGCACCCTTCCGCTCGGCGAGAAGGTACAGATCGCCGTAGCCGCCGATGATGTCGCCGTCTGGCACGAACGGAAGCTCGATGATTTCGCCGCCCTCGACGGGCATGGTGCCGTTCATGCCGGCCACGATGGCTCCGGCCGAGTTGAAGGTGATCGCCTTGGACAGGAGCTTCATCCTGGTCGCCCTGTTCATCGCCCAGAATGTGCCGCCGGTGGCATAATTGGGACGAGCCGTGCCCAGCGCCAGGACGAGTTCGGCGAAAAACTCCTCCGGCGTCTTGCCGTCTGGGTCGATGGAGATCAGGTGCGTGGCCGTCAGATTCGTCCACTCGGGCGCATGCTGCCCCCAGTTGGGCGGCTCCTCGGTCTGCGCGAGCCGAGTCGCGATGCCGAGCGGCATCTTGACGCCCTTGCCGTAGAGGATCGCTTTGTCGAGCGCGAGGCCGATCGCCTGGCCAAGCATGTCAAGGACTTCGCTCGCCAGCGCGATATCACTGTCCTCGAGGATCGAGTTGGGCAGCGGGACAAACCCACCGACCTTGTATCCGTCGACCTCAACCTGGTTGAATCCGAAGCTGAGTTCGTTCAGCTTCGCTACCATCTCAGTCCAGACGGCCTCCGGCACGACGCCCAGGATGTTCTGTCGCGCCTTGCCGCTCAGGGTCCGGACCCGGACCTTGGTGATGAGCTTGCTGTACCGGTACAAATTGTCCCGCAGCAACTCGAGCAGGACATCCGGAATCGTGAGCTCGGCCCCGGTGACCGCCCGGGCTTCCCCAATCTTGCTCCTGACCGCATCCAGGAACTCCTTGACCTCGGCCCGCACCAGCAGGGCCTCGACTTCGCCGCGGCGGAATCCCTTGAAAAATCCCCGCCGGATCTCCATGTCGACATCGCCTCCCACGTTTCGTACTCTCTCCTGCGACACATGCCCGCCGGCGTTCGAGCGCTGCGGGTCCTTCGACTTTAGCTCCTCGAGCTGGCTCTCAAGCTCGGCGATCTCGCTCTCCAGCTGGCTCTTCTTCTCGGCGAGCTTGGCCTTCTCGCCCTCGAGCTCGGCGATGGACTCCTCCACCGCCTGGAGCTCCTCGTCGGTCTTGGCCTCCTCGATCGCCGCCTCCAGTTCCTCGGCGCGGGTCTGGAGCTTCTGCTCCTCCTCAGCCAAAGCCGCGAGCGCTTCCCTTGCCGCGCCGAGCTTCTTCGAGATCATGAGCTGCCTCAGCATACCGCCCTCAACCTCTCTTTCAGCTTGAGTTTTCGAGCCTCAAACAGCCGTTTGCGATGCTGTTCGACCTCAGCTTTTCTGGCTTGGACACCGGTCTGCTCATAGGCGGGGAACGTGCACACACTCACCTCGTGCAGGTCGAGCTTGGTGATGGTCCACTTCACGGTGCCGTCGTCCCGCCAGTCCGTGATCTCCTCGAGGATATTGAAGCCGAAGCTGCACTGGTTGACGTCACCGCGCTTGACCCGCTCGTAGAGGTTCACGGCGTCCGAGTCCCGGGGGTTGATCTTGATACGCCCCCACAAGCCGTAGCTGTCCTCCCTAAGCTCCAACGTCCCCGCCTTGTTCCGCCCGAGCACGAGCGTCGTATCGTGATTGATCAAGGCGCGGATGTCGTTGCTGAGCGACTCGCCCACCGCCCCCGGTGCGATCTCTTCGAAAGCGCCGGGCCAAAGCTCCGTCTCCTGGCCGAACACGATGAAGTAGCCCTCGATGACCATCTCGGGCTCATCACGAGTCTGGAGCCCGGAGGAGATCGCCCGGGTTTGCCTTCGGTCTCTACTCACCGCCACCACCACCTTTCAACTCCTTGGCCAGCCCCTTGAGCTTGTTCTGCTCGCCCAAGAGGTCCGCCGGGATGTAGTTCTCAAGGACGATCAGCTCGTTCATCTCTGGATCGGGGCTGAGCCCAATCCAATCCCGCATCTCGTTGCGACGGAGGGCGTTGCGGTCGATGAGCGCCGTCCCGGCCGTCGTGAGCTCGACGAGATCGTAGGCGTAGAGGCTCCTCGGGTTGAAGCGGAAGTACAAATCCGGGCTCCAGAGGAGCTTGCGTGTCAGCTCCTGCTCGATGGCCTTGGCAATGGGCAAGATGGTCGTGTCGATAAAGGCGTTGTACTCGTTCTTGTTGAAGTTGCCGACGCCCAAGAAGAAGGCCGGCACCCCGAAGATGCCGGCCACCGTTCGCTTGTCGAGCTGGACGGCGTCGTTGATCGCCAGGTCCTGAAGTGATAGCGGCTTGACCTGCTGTACGTCGAGCAATTCAGCCGGGATGATCCACGGCTGCCCCGCTTCCGACGTCTCAAGCCACTTCTTGAAGACGGCGTTGCGCCCCTCATCGCTCGACAGCTCAGCCGTAGTGGCATCCACCTTCACAATGAGGGACGGCATGTATTTGCCGCTCATGAAGCTGCGTTTGGTCTCTGCCGCCTGGCGCAGGTTGCGAACGAGATCCTTGAGCACGACCCGGAAGCCCCGCCCACGCCACGGCTCCTCGGGATCCGGGTTCAGCACGAAGTGCAGGACCTCGTCATTGCGGTAGACCTTGTCGCCGTAGCGGATCACATAGCTCCCGTCGTCCAGCCCGTGGAACGAGACCTTCGAGGGCGGCAGCGGGATCAGCTCGTCGATCAGATCGTCCACGATTCGAGGGTAGACCACGGCGTTTCCATCCCCCTCGAGCAACATGGTGTGGACGATCCAGTAGACCCACGCCTTCCGGGTCATGAGACTGTACGGGTTGATGTCGATTTTCCGGGACAGTTCGTTCTTCTCCCGCACGTCGCCCTCGGGCGTGTTCCTCATCAGGTAAATCGTCATGCTCGAAATGAGGTCCGCAATCCGCCGCACGGCGATACGGACCTCGGGACAGTCAGAGAGCCGGGTGTAGCCCGGGATGTCCAGACTGTCGAACGTCACGAACCAATGAGAGTTTCGCCGGTCAAAGAGGCGGCCAACTNTTTTCAGCCATTTCACGTGCCGCCGCCTCCCTTCAGCCATCTTTGCGCCGTGCTGCTCTTTTGCAGGTTTTTCAGCATCTGCATGCACGCGAAAACAGCGGCATCGAACAGGTCGATCCGCTGCGTAGGTTCGATCTTCTCATACTTAATGGCGTCATCCACCATCTCGATTCCCCGCACATTCTGGACGCAGTACTCAAACGCCTCAGAGTGCAGGTAGTAGAACTTGCCCGCCTTCACCTTGGCCTCGATCCGCCGGAAGCCCTCGCTCTTGAGGTAGTAGAACTGGGGCGTGTCCTCGATTCGGAAGCCGGCCCGCTGCATCCCGAGGAAGAACTCGCGGCCGAACTTACGGTCGAAACCGACCTGCTTGATCTTAAAGCCCCGCTCCCGCATCCGGACGAACCACTTGATAACCTCTTCGTACTCGGTGACAGGGCTGTTGGTCATCGTGAGCCAGCCATCATCCTGCCACCCGAAGAGCGGGATGCCGTCCTCGTTCGCCTTGACGTGCGCCGCCACAATCGGGAAGAAGGCGTGCGTGATCACGATGTCCACGTCGCCATAGGTCCCGTACAAGGCGGCGGCCGTCAAGTCGTGGAGCTTCGCCAAGTCGGCGCCACCGTACCACTCGATGGGCAGCTTCGAGAGGTCATCGAGCGTCCAGTTATACTTGCGGTCGCTGGCCCGGAACTCCTCGATGTCGAAGTACGCCCTCATCGCCGAGGTGTAGATGTTGAGGCTCTTAGCCAGGAAGTCCTTGCGCTGCTGCGGGTCGTTCTGGGCCTGCAGGGCATCATTCATGATGTCCTCGGGCCGAATCGTCACCCCATAGTTCGGGTTCGCCTTCTCATGCTGGATCGGGTTCGTGTAGTCGACACCGCCGTTTTCGTCCTCGTCCGCCTTGGCAATGAAGACGAAGTATTGCTCGTCAGTCACCGTGCCGTCGAGGATCTTCTTGCAGTACTGTAGCCGGCGGTAGCAGAACGAGTTCATGCTATCGCCGGCGGTCGTGATCCCGATCATAAGCTTGTTGGTGTAGGCCTTCATGGCCTCTTTGATCACGTTGTACTGCGTTGGGCTCTTGTAGGCGTGGAGCTCGTCGGCGATGGCGATGTTACAGTTGAGCGAGTCCTGCCTCTCGGGGCTCGCCGCCAAAGCCTCGATGTGGATCGACCCGTCGCCGATAGTTCCCCGGATGCTGCACTCCTGGTTGTTGTCGAGGATCCTGAAATTCTCGGCCTCGCCCATCTCCCGTAGGTTGTGCAGGATGAACTCGAAGCTCTGCCTCGCCTGGCGGAGGGCGGCTCCTACGATATACACTTTTGAGCCGGAGCGCCGCTCGAGCAGTGCCAACGCCCACGCCAGCGCCGCGGCAAACCGAGTCTTGCCGTTCTTCCTCGGCACGAAGATGAAAGCTTCGTGGAAGACCCGGATGTTCGTCCCCCGGTGGTAGAACCCTACCAGGTTGTAGACGATAAACTTCTGCCACGGCTCCAAGAGGAACGGCTCCCCTTTGAGCGGGGAGCCGTCCAGCCGTTCGCCCTGGTCATGAACGAAGGTCTTCTCGATAATCTCAATGACGAACTCGGGGTCCCGGTGTCTTAGCTCGTAGGCCGGGTTCTCCAAGTAGCGCCGGAAGCGCTCACACGCCTGGACGATTTCTTTGCCCGCTACCTTGCGGCCGGAAATCACATCATCGACATACTGCAGCACGGCCGGAAAGTGCTTTGGCTTCGTCACCTGTCGAGCTCAGCCAGCGCTTTCACCAGCTTCGATGCGCTGGCCGTCTCCACCGTGACGTTCTCAAAAGCCTTCGGGTTCAGGCACAGCCGATCCGAGTACTGCAGTATGTCTTTTCGCAACGCCTCGAGCGCAGCGACGATCGCGCTCTTCTTCGTTCCCCCGGCCGCCGTGAACGTTGTATACTGTCGGCCCTCCTGTTCGAATCGATCGAGGAGAGAGAAGTACTCATGGACGAGGCCGGCGTAGATGTCGATGAGGCGATTGTACTCCGGCTTGTAGACGCCGAGTTGTTTCATGTCCCGGATTGTCGCGCGCTTGACCGCTTCCGTCGACGGGATTTTCACAGCCCTCGCCACACCGACAC